ATACACCAACAAATACACCATCAAATACACCAACAAATACACCAACACCAACAAATACACCAACAAATACACCAACAAATACACCATCAAATACACCAACCAATACACCAACACCATCAAATACGGTAACACCAACAAACACACCATCAAATACGGTAACACCAACAAACACACCATCAAATACAAATACGCCAACACCAACAAACACACCATCAAATACAAATACGCCAACACCATCAAATACACCAACCAATAGTATAACACCATCAAATACACCAACCAATAGTATTACACCAACACCGACAAAAACAACTTGTCCAGCAATAAACTCATTTCTTGCTGGTTCGTATACTGAATGTAGTGGTACTACATTATTGACATATTATACATATCCTGATGGGTTATGTGGATATTATGATGTATTAACTTTCACTTCCCCTAATTCAGTTGAATGTGGTTATGTTCCGCCATCAAATACACCAACTAATACACCAAGTGATACACCAACGCCAACACCAATGCCAACGTCAACACCAACGCCAACACCAACAAGCACAACAATACCACTACCGCCATCAAATACACCAACGTCAACACCAACAAGTACACCACCACCACCATCAAATACACCAACACCAACTAACACACCAACAAGTACACCACCACCACCATCAAATACACCAACACCAACACGAACACGAATACCACCTTGTCCACCATATGGTCAACTATTTACTTCAAATAATACTAGATGTGTTAATTATGGTGTACCTCCTTATACATTGGTAACATATGACCTTTACCATAATGGTATCTGTGGATATTATGAGTCAATAACTAATACAACAGACTACTCGCCTAATTGTGGTTATGTTCCGCCACCATCAGAAACGCCAACTAACACACCATCAAATACACCATCAAATACACCACCACCATCAAATACACCAACACCAACAAGCACACCAATACCACCTTGTACAATTTATTCTATAACAAATTTATCACCTTATCCTGGGTCTGTTGTATATACTGGATGTGATGGAGGTGGTTCACAATGGTTTTTAGAGGTTGATGAAAATGCATCTATATGCGTAGCTGCTACTGCTTTCCCACCAGCACCAAGTGACCCAGAAATAGATGTAACAGATACTGGGCAATTTTGTTCTGTTGGAGGAGGCTCTTAAATTATATTTATATTTGGTTTGTCAAAAAAAACAATTAATTAATTATGTTAATAGTTTTTAGTTATTTTTTAGATATTTATGTAAATAAATAAAATAAAAAATAATGGCAAATCAAAAAGTATTCGTATCGCCTGGTGTATATACATCTGAAACAGATTTAACATTTGTTTCTCAAAGTATTGGTGTAACAACACTAGGTATGGTTGGTGAAACAATTAAAGGTCCCGCATTTGAGCCTATATTCATTACTAGTTATGATGAATTTCAATTGTATTTTGGTGGCACATCACCTGAAAAATATATAAACACACAAATACCAAAATATGAGTCTGCATATATCGCCAAATCATATTTGCAGCAATCAAATCAAATGTATGTTACAAGAGTATTGGGTTTATCTGGCTATGATGCTGGTCCATCTTGGTCTATAACTACAATTGCAAACGTTAACCATTCAACTATTGGTTACACTACTACGGGTAATTCATTTAATATTTCATTTACTGGAACAACTGGTTCAACTGCAACTTTTAATGTATCTGGAACATATCCAAACAATATGAACATTTCTTCTTTTTCGTCAAATACATACACAACAAGTGTAGGTACTACAACAACTTTTTTTGACGATTTAAAATCATTTGTTAATAGTGTTGCATTGTCTAATACCTTAACTGGACAGACAACAACTTATGGTTCAATTCCAGTTAGTGCATACAACTCAATAACAGGGTCAACTAAATCTGGATTAACTAGTTATAATTATTTTGGTACAACAGTATCTTTGGGTAGTGATAACAAACCTGATAGTGAAAATGATTTTTGGTATTATGCAACATTTGATTTGGCAACAGGTATTGATATAAATGGTAGTTTATTAGCTGTTGATGGTGATACCCCAATCGACCCCAACGTATATGTTGGTTATTCATTTTATTACAATATTTCATCTTGGAGTCAAACTGGTGGGTCTTTTTCTGGAGTAGTATCTGGTAACACGTATAAATTTTCAGGAACGCCATACAATCAATTCAATGATATGGTTGTTGCAACTATCAGATCTCGTGGTATAACAAACTATTCTGTTGTTAATCATGGTCAAATATATTCATTAACAGGTAATTCATTAAATATTGATACACTTAATAGTGGTAAAATTGATAGTAGCCCATATAATAATTTTGTATTAAGTGGGAAAACAACATCAAATAATAATTTCACATTTAATGTATCTTTAAAGAATACAAATTCAAATTACATAACAAATGTATTAGGTGTTGATAATTTTGGTAAGGATAGAAATGATGTGCCAATATTTGTTGAAGAGCATTATCCAAATTTACTTAATCAAGCATATAAACTTGGTTATATTAGAGGGGTAAGAAGTGTTTTAACTTATTTACCTGATGCAAGAAGCCTTAATGCTTCTTCAATTGGGTGGTATCTTGAAAAGTTTCAATCACCAAAAACACCTTTTGTTGTTTCGGAATTGAGGGGTAATAAAGTTTATAATTTATTTAAGTTTATTTCAATATCTGATGGTAGTAATGCCAATACTGAAATAAAAGTATCAATAGTTAATATGTCATTTAAGAATAGGACATTTGATGTATTGGTTAGAAGTTTCTACGATTCAGATAGTTCACCTGTTGTTTTAGAGAAGTATACAAATTGTAGTTTGGATGAGGCACAAAATAGTTTTATTGGTAAAAAAATAGGTACAAGTGATGGGGAATATAATTTAGTTTCAAAATATATTATGCTTGAAATGGGAGATGATTTTCCAACAGATGCTATACCTTCTGGTTTTATGGGATATCCCCACAGAAAATATGGAACAAAATTAACGCCAAGTTTATTATATAAAACAAAATATAACTATAACAATGAGGTTGTTAATAACGAACCATTTGCTGCATCAAATGCCGTGGCTGCTGATAATTTAAAAAGAACTTATCTTGGATTCTCAACTTCTTATGGTTATGATAATTCATTCTTATCTTATAAAGGAAAGGTAAATCCAAGTTATATAATATCAGATGGTGATGAATGGAATGTGGTTACAAAAGGATTCCATATGGATTCTGGTGCAACAGTTGTTAGTATAGCTAATCTTTATACAACAAGTGGTCAAACAGCCTTTGAGGTAGGTGCGGGTGATTTTACATCTGAACCAGAAGGTAATACAAATCCTTACTATTATTTATATTCAAGGAAATTCACTTTATTATTTGAAGGTGGTTTTGATGGTTGGGATGTTTATTCTGAAAAGAGAACCAACGGTGATACTTATCAAATTGGTGGAAGTGATTATATGAGGGGTGCGTTATCTGTTATAGGCAAATATGCTGGAGCAACAGGTCAAGGCACATTTAAACAAATAGTTGAAGGTGATAATACCATTGATTTTGCTACAACAGATTATTATGCATATCTTAAAGGTATATTAACGTTTAAAAACCCAGAATCAACAAATATAAATGTATTTGTTACACCTGGTATTGACTACCTTAATAATAGTAATTTGGTTGAAAGTACTATTGATATGGTTGAAAGCGATAGAGCAGATTCAATTTATATTGTTACAACGCCAGATGCTAATTTATTCACAACTGATGTTAATAATGTTATTTACCCCCAAGAATCAATCGTTTCTTTGGAGGAAACAAATATTGATTCAAATTATACTGCAACATATTATCCTTGGATTTTGGTTAGAGACCAAGTGAATAATACTCAAGTTTATATTCCACCAACGGCAGAAGTATGTAGGAATTTAGCATTGACAGACAATGTGGCGTTCCCTTGGTTTGCATCAGCAGGATATAATAGAGGATTGGTTAACTCTGTTAAGGCAAGGCTAAAACTAACACAAGATGAGAGGGATACTTTATACCAAGGAAGAATAAACCCAATTGCAACATTCTCTGATGTTAATACCGTAATTTGGGGAAATAAAACTTTGCAAGTTAGAGAATCAGCATTAAATAGAATTAACGTTCGTAGGTTGTTATTGCAAGCACGTAAATTAATCTCTGCGGTTGCTGTGAGGTTACTTTTTGAACAAAATGACCAGATAGTACGCCAACAGTTTTTGGATACGGTAAATCCAATTCTTGATGGAATTAGAAGAGATCGTGGTTTAACTGATTTCCGTGTTACGGTTTCAAATGACCCAGAGGATATTGATA